TATTATGCAGGTGGTCGAGCAGAGGAATTGAGCTGTGAGTAATGCAATTTTTGAATTAGAACAACAAATGCTTGAGTTTGCTAATGTCACCTCTGACATTGAGATGGTGAATAGACATTTTACCGAAGATCCCAAGTGGGAGGGCATGAGCGGAGAACTGTGTGATGCCATTCTCAATAAGTACGGTGCCATACAGGAACTATACGAGATTAAGTTTCAGAACATGTGGAACACCTTTGAAATCGTGTGTAAAGAATATCATGAAGCAAAAAAACGGCCGGAACGAGATACCTCTCTGGACGATATTGGATAAAAATGATTGAACCAACCCGATATTATGATGAGTTCCTCAAGTACTTTGATTTAGCACTCAGTCAGCAGAAAAAATGTAACGTATCAGAAGGTGCACCTTATGGTATGATCAAGCATGCTGAGAGTGACATGGGCGATGATCTCATGGAACACGTTGAGCTATACGATGTAGTTGAACGTAAGTTCGCGGGCTTCTCTCAGATCGTCAATGACGTATTCTACGGTTGGACCGAAGATCATCCATATTGGAAGAAGATGGAAGCTGGTATGGTGACACGCCAGCGTGAGCAGGTCGCGAAAGACTGGACAGGCAAACATGCTGACTTCGGTTTACCTGAATGGCTCTACGTGTTCATCCTGCATCGTGTGACAGGCTCTGCTATCAACTACGCAACCAAACCTTCAGGTTATCACAACACTATTCTCTTTAATCTTCATCAGTCGAAAAACATCGAAGAGATGGTCGGACTGATGCGACATTATCCTGCACCATTCTATACGAGTGTAGGTTATCAGTTTCCTGCATTCCCTAAACCACAAGATGGTTACAAGAAAGGCGGTGACTATTTCCTCGGCGAGTATGCACCTCGTTTGGCAAGGGAATTGGCAGAGTGGTTGGAATCAGGTGGTAAGCGTGATCTACGAGAGATTGGCGAGTTCATGCTCGAGTGGAATGTGAAGAATGGATTGCGCAAGTACCAATTCCAATATGCAGCTGTCGTGGCTGACATTGCAGATTGGTATCCGCAGTATGTCAACTTAGAAAGCATGTTCTATTACGGTACAAATGCTGTAGAATGTATCTCATATCTTGCAAAGCCAACACAGAAGATGAAGAAGGAACAGTTCCTCGACGCCGTGATGACAAAGATATATAATGATACAGGAAGTGTACCATATAATGCTGAAGATGTATGTTGTGACTTTATTCGTTATGTTGAGAACTATGTACGCCCAGGTCCGGACTACGATCATCTCGACTATGACAATCTATGGTCATCATGTGGCATCAAAGACCATCCGTATGGTAGACAGAAGTATATGCTAGAACTTGGTCTTGTCGATACGTTTAATGGTATGAAGAATCATCCATCAGACGATGCTATTCTCAAGGCAAATAATATGAACGTGACTGAATACCAAAAACTATGTCGCTCACTTACTTCTTAGGCGAACACGAACACGACATCAAATACAACAATACTGCCGATGTTGAGTTAAAGAACGGTAAACCTGTTGAAAGTTGGCTCAAAGATTGGCCACAAGAATGTCGAACCAATAAATTCTTCGAGTTCTGTCGTGCATACGATGAACGCAAAGACTATTTGCTCAAGACAAACTACCAACAATTCTCGCATCGTCTACATTGGCACGAGTGTCCGTTTGTCGATGAGATGAAGAAAGAAACTAATCGTGTCAAATTGATCGAAGGCTGTGTCTTGTTCTCGTTTAGTAATGAGCATTGGCAAACGTTCAGAGCGTGGAAGGATCATGGCTATGATGGCATGCGAGTACGATTCTCAAACTATCGACATGCTCGCTCTGATCTCTTTCAGATTTATTATCCAAAAGATACGAAGGTCAAAGATTGGCTGATCGATACACCAAAGCACGCAGCGATTGAAATTGATAAGCTGTTTGAGAACGCAAAGCGGCCGTTGACTATGATGGAGTTTGCTAAGAAGATGAACATCATCATGGTACGAGATTTTGGTTTTCGTAATGCGATGTATCCGTCAAAGAATGCAGCTCGTCATATTGCAATGACACACCCAGAATTGGTTGATCCTGACTCGTTCTTGCACGGCGGTACAGGATATTTCGATGGCTTGTCACAGATCTTTGACTGTCCACATCTCATGAGCAAGTCTAAGTATGAGATCGATGAGGATGGCCAGTACGTCCCTATGAATAAGTGGGCAGAGATGCAGGTACAACATATGGATTATTTAAAGAATCACCCGAATAATCCCATACACACTCATCAGTACCTTAATTTAGAAGACAAATTATGTATGCATTATAAGTTCATGTCGATGAAACTCGGTGAGAAGAAACAAACGAAGATGATCCCGTACGATTGGGTTTATCCAGAAAAATGGTCATTAAAAACTAATAGGTACGATCGTGGCGCACAATAATCATATCATAGATGGAGTAAATAAGGATGTCGGCATCTTCGGATACGAGGCTGCTAAAGACTACTATTTGGAGATGTGTGATGGATGGACACCATACAATGATGACCCGGTTGTCAAAGTACATGACGGAGTGCGAGTTGTCAGGGACGACCTTATACTTGGAACAAAAACTCGAGCTGGTGATCTTCTTGCTGCTCGTTGCCCGTCTGATACCATGGTTTATTGTCAGCCTCGGACTGGTCTTGCCGGCGTATCTCTACTTGACGTAGCTAAACATCATGGAAAGAAGGTGAAGTTGTTTATGCCTTCTTCGAAAAGAGTATCATTGCATCAAGCTTGTTGCATTGAGCGTGGTGCTGATGTAGAATTTCATCGCATTGCAGCGATGCCTAACCTCAATAAAAAGGCGAAAGAATATGCTGAACGAACTGGCACGTACTTCATCCCCCTCGGACTCAAACACGAACTCGCCACTGCGGGAATCGTATATGCGGCTAGTAAGATTCCTGAGCCCGAAATCGTATACGTCGCTATCTCTACTGGTGTTCTTGCAAGATCTCTTCAGATTGCATGGCCCAATGCTACCTTCCGCTGCGTTGCTGTTGCTCGGAACCTTAAAGCAGGCGAGTTAGGTCGAGCTGAAGTCATATCAGAACCGCTTGCTTTTACTCAGTCAGAGAAGAAAGAAAACTTACCTCCGTTCCCTACCATCGACACATATGATGGTAAAGTGTGGAAGTACATACCTAAAAATACCAGTCAGGACATACTTTTCTGGAACGTAGGCACAGAACCTGTTTTACAAGATGAGACGATTTATGATAGAATAGATTCATATCGTCAATGGGAAAAAACAAATGTGGTTTCCTAATATTGTATCTGCTAAAATTAATGATCTAGAAATTAAAATAGACGATTCGATCGTCGGTCTTTTTATAAAAAATGAATTGTATATGAGTTATGATACTCGATATACTCATGCTAAAAACGATATTGTATCACACAATTATTTAGCTCGTGGCCATGTGATCGCAACTGGTATGGGATTTTTGATTAGAGAAAAAATATTGCTAGATAATCCACGTGTTAACAAGTTGACAGTACTAGAACTGAATTCAGATTTGATAGAATATCACAGAAGATACAACAAAGAAATTATTGATAGAATAGAAATAATTAATTGTGATGCTAATGAATATAAAGGATCGTGTGATGTGCTATTAGTAGATCATCACAATCTTCCGGAAAAAGGTGATTATTGGATAAATTTTGATAAGTGTACTAAAAACATACAGCACGAAGTAGCTTGGTTTTGGCCTATAGAAGCCATGGTCAACGATTATAATCATTACAAAAATTTATTACAATGGTGGCCCACATTACCTAATTTATCAGAAGAAAAATTTAATGAATTTAAAGAAATGTCAAATATATGGTGGAATTCATGAAAGGTTTAGTTGCTTGTCCGTTTAATGTAATGTCTAAATCAATGGACAGTCATCGTGCTGCTCAAGGTGTTATCTATGCTAGTCAGCTAAAAGAAGCTGATCCTTATCGAAGTATAGACATCTGTATGTCTGGGTTTCTCTACAAAGAAGATTGGGACCAGTACGATGAACTATACGTATATCATGGGAATGATTGGGGTGGCTCTCTGAATCTGTTTGGTGGACTGCAAAATTATAGTGGTATCTACAATTTCGTCAATTTCTCAAAGTTTAAAGGCACAGTGTACTCGCTTGTTATCGATATGGTCGACTACTATGCTATTATGAAAGAGAAACTTGATAAGGCCAAAGAGAAAGGTCAAGAGTACAACGCTGAGTGGAACGAAGTCGATTGGGATAATCTCAAGCGCATGTGTATAGAAGCCAAGACAATCGATCCAAATGCATTGAATCCGTCTCGTAAGATTGCTATCGGTGATAGTCATGCTATTTGCATGTACCGTCCAGGTTGGCAAAACATCTCAGTGCCATTCAAGACATTACACGGCGCATTAAAAGAAGGACTCGATAGCTTTATACCTACAGGCGCATATAGCGAAATCGAATTTTATTTTGGTAATATCGACATTCGTCATCATCTCTGTCGTCAAGATAATCCAGAAATAGCAACCAAAGAACTTGTTGCGAAGTATATCGAGCAAGCGAGAGGCATAGCAGATCATTATAATGCACATGTCCGCTTGTATGAACCACTACCTATAGAAAATCCTAGTCGTAAGATTCCAAAAACTGGTTGGCACAAAGGTGCACCATTTTGTGGTGATTGGGCATCACGTAACTTCATTCGTAAACTCTTTCGTGAAGAGATTCGTAAACATGAAACTGCCGAAGTTTCTTTGTATGAGTGGGTAGGGGAGATGATAAATAACAAAGGTGAGTTAGATTTTGAATATATGGAAAAACCCCAGTCCGTACACCTCTCTCGTCGATGGTATCCACATTGGCAAGGTTACGAGTACAGCCACGCTCCATACATCGAGTACACACCAATACCCGAGTCTGCAAAGAGAACTAATTCTTTGGAGGATTTTTTTGCTTAAGGTAATTGTAAATTGTGACGTACATGTGCCTGATAAATTAGTGCATAAATATTTAAGGTATATGAAAAAGAATGGTCTAAAGAGCACATCATTTTATTTTCAAAATAAGCCTGTTTACATTTACGTAGAAACATGGTAGGATATTTAAAAGTGAGGATATATCATGGAAATTAACGTTCCAGTTGAAGAATTGCGTAAACACAAATTGTTTATTGCTACACCAATGTATGGAGCTCAATGCTCTGGCATGTACACACGAGCTATGGCAGATTTGTCAGCTAAAATGGCAAGATATGGCATACCGCTGCAATTCTATTACTTATTCAATGAGTCGTTAATTACACGAGCGCGCAATTATTGTGTTGATGAATTTATGCGATCTGATTGTACGCATCTCTTGTTTGTTGATTCTGATATCGGTTTTAAATCCGATGATGTTCTAGCAATGTTAGGATTAGCCATACAAAATGCAGATGAGTATGATGTATTGTGTGGTCCATATCCCAAGAAAACAATTTCTTGGGAAAAGATTGTACAAGCTGTAAATTCTGGTGTAGCTGATGAAAATCCTAATACATTAGAAAATTATGTTGGTGATTATGTATTCAATCCAGTAAAATCAAAGGCTATTAAGATTAGTGAGCCTGCTGAAGTAGCAGAAGGCGGTACTGGATTTATGTTAATTCAAAAAAGGGTATTCGAAGAATATGCTGAGAAATATCCTCAATTCATGTACAAACCAGATCATGTACGTACTGAAAAATTTGATGGTAGCCGTGAAATCATGGCATATTTTGATGCATTGATTGACGATAAGTCGCAGAACTTGATGAATGAAATTACATCATTCTACGATAAAAATCCCGATGCATCCAAAGATGATGTGATTGAATTCTTGTCCGATAAGAAGACAGGCATTCATCAAGAAACATATTCGAATCGATACTTGTCCGAAGACTATATGTTTTGTTATAATGTAAGACGTATGGGAAGGAAAGTATGGATGTGCCCATGGATTCAACTGAAGCATGTCGGCTCTTATACATTTGGTGGTTCGCTGGCGCATATTGCATCAATTGGTGCAAGTGCAACAGCTGATCCTAAAAAACTTGGCAAGAAAAAGTAGGAAACTATATTATGAAACTCAATACACGTACTATTCAAGTACTCAAAAACTTTGCGTCTATCAACCCGTCCATTCAGTTCTCTGAAGGTACGAATTTGAAGACCATCTCACCCAACAAGACGATGATGGCCAAAGCCAAACTCGAAGATATTATTCCTTCGACTTTTGCCATCTATGATTTGTCTCGTTTTCTCGGTGTTGTATCATTGTTCGAAGATCCAGAGTTTGGTATCGAACCAAATATGGTCAATATCACCTCACCTGGTCGAAAGGTTAGTTATACATTTGCCGATCCTTCTACCATCATCACACCACCCGATCGAGAGATCGTATTGGAAGATCCTGATGTCGTGTTCGAACTCAAGCATGAAAACTTTGCTGAGATCATGAAAGCACTCGGAGTCATGTCATTCCCTGATCTCGTAGTTGTCGGCGAAGATGGCAAGATTTTCTTGCGAGCTACTGACACTAAGAATCCATCTTCTGATAAATATGACATTGAAGTTGGAACTACCGATCGTACCTTTACCGCAGTTTTCAAAACAGAAAACGTTAAGATCTTGCCGTCCTCCTACACGGTAAGTCTTTCCTCGAAGGGCATTTCTCACTTTGTGTCCGACGATGTAGAGTATTGGATCAGCCTCGAAGCTAACTCAACCTTCGAGTAATACGATCAAAAGGGGGCACGGAACAGCTTGACGTGTCTGCCATGCGCGAAGGGATGGGGCGACTGGCATTTTTATTTTATGAAAGTAGGTGATTTATGCGTGATGATTTTTTATGGGTCGAGAAGTATCGTCCCAAAACTGTAAGTGATACAATTCTACCTAACGATCTCAAAAAAACTTTTCAACAGTTTGTCGATCAGGATAATATTCCAAATCTCATCCTCACTGGTGGCCCCGGTGTAGGTAAGACGACAGTTGCTCGAGCAATGTTAGAAGAACTCGACTGCGACTACATCGTCATCAATGGCTCGATGAATGGCAACATCGATACACTTCGTGTAGAGATTCAACAATTTGCTTCGTCAGTCTCGCTCAGTGGTGGTCGTAAGTACGTCATCCTCGACGAAGCAGACTACCTCAATCCAAACTCAACTCAACCAGCACTTCGCAACTTCATGGAAGAATACTCCAAGAATTGTGGATTCATTCTGACTTGTAACTTCAAGAACAAGATCATTGAACCTCTTCACTCTCGATGTAGTGTGATTGAGTTTAAGATCGCCAAAGAAGACAAACCAGATATGGCAGCTCAACTCTTCAAGCGAGTCATCAATATTCTCAAGACCGAGAATGTAGACTTCGATCAAAAAGCAGTTGCCGAAGTAATCAGTAAATATTTTCCAGACAACAGAAGGATACTCAATGAACTCCAACGATACTCAGCTACTGGTCGTATTGATGTTGGCGTACTTGCCAATTTGCATGATACTACACTACAAGATCTCGTCACTGCGCTCAAAGGTAAAGACTTTACAACAGTGCGTAAGTGGGTCGCAGACAACTCAGACGTAGAAGCAGCTACCATCTTCCGTCAGATCTATAACAAATGTTCTGACTTTATGAAACCTGGCAGCGTACCTCAACTCGTTCTCATCCTCGCCGATTATCAATACAAGGATGCATTCGTTGCTGATCATGAGATCAACATGACTGCATGCCTCACCGAGATTATGGTCAATTGCGAGTTCTCATAATGTGGAGAATTTGGGCCAAATCACTCGGCGAGAAAGTAGGCGAAACAGATACACAGGCAGATGCAGTAGCAGTCATCAGGACTTTCTGGTGGCTTCTCCATGTGGTTACCTGTTTTTTTATAATCATACATAACGGTCGTAATTTAGGATGGTGGTGATGTTTAAGAGAAAGCCAAAGAGAAAATGTCAAACACCGAACTGTAGTAATGTACTGCCAGAAGAACCAGCTGTAATATACGTAGGTGAGTATGCGTTCGATGTTTGTGAAGAATGTGAGAGATTGATGGACATTATACAAGAAAAAACGGAGGAGCACTATGGCGACGAGTCCATTTGACTATCTCAACTCCATCAATGCCACAAAAAAGAATATGATGCGAGACACTGAGAACGATGCTCTCGCTGAGAAAGACTACAACGCCTTTATTGTCAATCGAGGTCTGTCATACTTCCAAGATACTGTCACCATCGCAAATGAGATGAATATCCACCACGAGCTCGACCACCTCCTTCAATACGAGTTTCTTATAAATATTGTCAGACCACGAAAAAGATTCTCGAAGTGGTTTAAAAAAGAGCAAGACAGTGATGTGGAAGCAGTTGCAGAGTTCTATGGCTACAGTAATGAGAGAGCAGCACAAGCACTAACTATCCTGTCTGATGAGCAAATAAGAAGAATAAAAGAAAAATTAGAAAAAGGTGGTTAAGTATGAGTGCGGTAGAATCTCTAGTTGAAGTTACCCTCCAGAGTCAAGACGATTTCCTCAAGGTACGTGAAACACTTACACGTATCGGTATTGCATCTCCGAAAGAAAAGAAACTATATCAGTCATGTCACATTCTTCATAAGCGTGGCAAGTACTATATCGTTCACTTTAAAGAATTGTTTGCCCTCGATGGCAAGCCTACAAATTTCTCTGAAGAGGACCAAGGCAGACGCAATACAATTACGAAGCTTCTATCAGACTGGAATCTCATCTCAGTTGTAAACGAAGGAAGCATCGAAGATCCAGCAGCCCCCATGAACCAGATCAAAATCATTGCCCATAAGGACAAGAATGACTGGGAGCTGGTGGCCAAGTATAACATAGGCAATAAGAAGAAGTGAGCGCAAGTTATTGATTTTCTTATGAAAAAAAATGTAACTAGTCGGCATGTACAACCCAAGCCCCATATAGTAGAATGGGCATCTAAATTGGAGATTGTATGACTACAGTATACACCAAAAAGCTTACTCCTGTCCAGCGCAAGTTGGCTCGGGATCTTATTCCTTTCTGTGTTAAGAAACTCATGCCTCGTATTAAAGATTTGCAGATCACTGTTGTTGGTGTCAAAGATCTAGTAGAAAACGAAGGCATACACGCAGACGTCATCTACGAATATGTGGATGCAGTTGTTCGACCGAAAGACTACACTATTCGAATAGATCTTGTCGATGATCTGCAAGAATTCGTACGTGTCATCTGCCACGAAATGGTCCACGTCAAACAGTGGGCCCGCGGCGAGATGTACTCGTATGATCGTCATCCTAATCTGACTCGTTGGCATAAGCAAAAGATTGACCACGATAAGATGGATTACTTTGATCAACCATGGGAAATCGAAGCTCATGGCCGCGAAGAAGGCCTTACGGTCTCTTTCTTACAAGAACATGAAAAGTGGGCAGGATTTGTCTATGGAATTATTGAAGATTATAAAATGCAGCGACCAAAGCAAATGGTACTCGACCCACGTTGGTGAGACATTTCCTCTAATCGAAACATTTCCAAAAGAATATTTAACACGTCAAAAACCTGATGCCGAATTCGGCGTAAGGTTCTTGAACTATATTGCTAAAGAAGATGCTGAGATAGTTCATGAATGATGATGTAATAGTAAAAGCGATGGAAGAATGTGGTGAACTCGTTCAGGCATGTTCTAAATACTTAAATCGTGGGGGAAAACGAAACGAAGTTAAAGTGATCGAAGAAGCCGCTGATGCTCTCGTTATGATAACTGCTCTACTACAAACACTCGAAATTGATGAAGATAAATTCTTTAGACGAGTTGAGAAGAGTAAGAAGAAATTTGACAAATACTATGAAGGAGATCTATAGTATGCTACGTAAAGTTTTACCTGATGTCACGTTTAAAACACGTGTACGTGATGAATCAATTGGCGGTGACAATCCTTACCGCTGGCAAGATGTAACCACAGAAGAACTCTTCGCAGATAAGCGAGTCGTTTTGTTCTCTCTGCCTGGTGCATTTACGCCTACTTGTTCAACATATCAATTGCCTGATTTCGAAATGCTATTTCCAGCGTTCGCGACGAAAGGTATTGATGCAATCTATTGTCTGTCTGTTAATGACTCGTTTGTGATGAATGCATGGGCAAAAGATCAGAAGTTAAAGAATGTGCAAGTCATTCCTGACGGAAGTGGCGAGTTTACTCGAAAGATGGGTATGCTAGTCGACAAAGATAACCTCGGTTTTGGTCAGAGATCATGGCGCTATGCGTTAATTGTCAACGACAAGACTATCGAAGCTGAATTCATAGAACCTGGTTTTGAAGACAACTGTGAGTCTGATCCTTATGGTGAGTCCGCGCCTGGAAATATTTTGGAGTATTTAAATAATGAGTGATATAGTAACATTAGTGACAGCAGGCGGCGAAATGGTTGGTCGCTTGAAAGAAGATAATGACATGGGTATCACACTCGAATCGCCGCGGGCATTCGTACAAACAGAAAAAGGTGTAGGATTTGCGCCGAGTGTTTGTCTTACTGGCGAGCGTGAACCAAAAGAAATAACATTCAATAGATCGGGTGTAATTCTAATGTGTAACTCAAGTGAAGAAGTTTCTAAAATGTGGTTACAAGCAACAACTGGTTTAGTAGTGTGAGTATGTTTATACGTGACAAATTAATCCTTACTGACTGTGATGGAGTCATGCTCGATTGGACTTATTCATTCGATCAATGGATGAAACGTCACGGCTATCGTATTCAAAATTACAATGAATATGATATGGGTAAGAAGTATGATATAGGTTTTGCTGAAAAGAAGAGACTGACTCGTATGTTTAATGAGTCTGCTTCTATTCGTAAGCTACCACCTCTACGAGATGCTATTAAGTATATTCGCAAATTACATGAAGAGCATGGTTACATCTTCCATGTAATCACTTCTCTGAGTGATGACGAGTAC